ACGATTAGGAACAGTGTCATCCTGATAACTTAGGATTGGCCTGTCTTTCATCATGTAAGGACTCTCTTCAGCCTTTAACAATAATCCATCATTGGCAATCACAACGATTGCCTCAATCAAATCTTGATAATCTTCAGCCTCTGAACTATCAGGGAACAACTCAACGATGTCCTTGTTCTCAGTCAAGTTCTGCAAATACTCTCTAGGCACAAGACCATAGTAAGTTAACAGCTTGACCTTTTGGTCTTGGAACATTTGAATTTCTTGAGTTGCCTCTAAATCCTCGTCAGATGCAACAATACCAATGTCTACCTTACGGTATACACCAGACTCAATACCAGCCACAATCTTGTGGATAGAGATGAACTTCTCTACCGCTACACCCATACAGTCATCAACTGATGTTCCATTGGGATCAAACAAGAAATTCTTAGGGTTGATAGGCATGATCTTGACAGCAATTCTGTCTCTTTCAATCACGCCAATAGCTGCTTGACCTTGCTGATTCGGAATTGGCTGAGTTGCAGGGATATATTCCTTTTCAGTTTTGACAACAATCTCGCCGATTCCAGTGCCGTAAATCTCAGCCATCAATTCGATCTGGTCAATGGCTTTTCTAATTTTGTCTTTCTTAAAGTCTTCCATTAGTTGAGCTTTAATGATCTCAACATCAATTGGATTACCGTTTACATCTTGGATATTGTCTTCAATGTCAAAGAAGTCACCTTGACCAAAGATTGCCTCCATGATCTCAGCGTGGCGAGTCTCAACAGCTTGTTGAGTCGCAGGGGTCACAATACGGCTACGTTCTGATTCACGAGTCTTGTCATCATCAGCCCATTGACCTCGGAAGATACGTTCATACTCTTCCCAATCTGACAGGAAATTGGTATCCCGATAGTTTCTCCACCGATCACAGTGGTCAATAACAAATGCTGTTAATTCCTTATCAGCCTCAGTAGGTTCTTGGAATTCGTTTTGTTCTAATTTATCTGTTGCCATTTAATGCCCTCATACGCCGCTAATGATGTCGATTGGTTGCCATTCGTTTTCATCATCTGCCTCAAAGTATGAGGTTATAGATAACTGATCTATATAACTTAACGCATCAGGAAGATCGTCATGCACCCCTTGGGATGGGTACATCAGCAACTGGTCAACGAACTCAGACCAATCCTCATCCTTGTTAAGCACGATTCTGCCATGCTCGAAGCGTCCTTGCAATGCCCAAATGATTCGATCTGACTTCTTGCGGTTGCCATGCGTCAAATCCACAATATGAGCATATATGTTGGATTTTCGCATTAAATCACTCAAATAGGGAAGTACCGCATTTTTTAATGCCCCACGTTCAATCCCAATGCTGATCGGGCGGTACTCCCTGATAGCCAACAAGATGTTAGCGGCAGTGGTGCGAATATCCCATCGACCATACTCAATCTTATGCACCCACCACTTGCCATCCTCGGTAACCTTAACCACAGCAATGGCACTCTGGTCTAGACGCTTCTTGGAGTTGGCAGCTTGCTTTGCCACCTCTTCAAACCCCGCCAAGTCAACCGCTATGAAGTAAGAACCATACTCAGGGATTTCCCCATACTTCAGCCATTCCTCTTTGAAGACATCACTCCCCGCATTGTCAAAGGATGCCATATACTCTTGCTTAAAGGCGAAACTTGATAGGGTCTTCTTTGCGCTTTCGATTTCGCTAGGGTCAATTAAAGGGTTATCTTTAGTGGTGAAATGCCACGATTTCCAATCAGGATCTTCACCCTCCTGACCCAAGTTGTACAAATCATAGAACCAGTTCCTACCCTTGGGAGTCCCGATAAATAAGGCTTTTCCACGCTTATCACTCAATGACGCACGAATAACCTGTTCCCAAGTCTCAGGCTTAATGTCGGCAACCTCGTCTAGTACAGCATAAGTCAAGGATACACCCCGCAAGGTGTCGGGTCTGTCTGACCCCCTGACGTAAATCTTTGCACCATTAATCAAGGTGACTTCCATGTTGTTGACATGGCTAGACTGAATAATCTCCCGCCCAATGTCCAACAGTACATCCCAAATAATCTGTCTAGCCTGTCCCTGAGTTGGTGCAACGTAAAGCACAGCAGAACCAGCAGGGCAACTCAAACCCTCAATCAGTAGCGTAGTCACCGCTAACCTAGACTTACCGCATCGGCGACCTGCGACAACAACCTTGAACCTCGTCTTGTCGGCGTAGACCTCCTGCTGCCAAGGCAATAGCGCAAAGTTAAGGTCAGCCATTCTTAGCCTCTACATCCTGTATGTCACTTGGCTCAATCACTGTGGTTGCAGGTGCGCCTATGCCAGTGATATTAATCGTGACTGCACTCCTCTGGCTCTTATCCTTTTCAAACATACTGACAGGCAGTGTGCGGTCAACACACATTTTGATAGCCGCCATCTGTGCGGGGTGATTGTCGTTTAACGCAATGCTAATCATCTTCTCGACAACATCCTTGCCGCTAGACTTGATAAGCATATCTTTCAAGTCCTTGATTCTCTGGTTGTCGGTCTTGGGTAGGGCAAGGTCAGGATTCCTTGCGTACTCCTGTATCTGACGCTTTAAGCCATAGATACCCTTGGGTCTGCCAGCTTTCTTCTTCTCTGGCGGTGGGGCTTCATCTTGGATGCTGTCAATCTGTTCTATCTTCACGATTATCCTTGTCTTTGTGGGCGTGATAGGTTGCGACTATAGCAAATTGTGGGTTGATAGTCTTCTTTTTTTTCGTAGCGGGGAAGTGGGGGATGTCGCCCCTTTCGACTTTTGTTTTTTCAGTGGGGCGGATGCACCCACAATTTTCACCGACAGCGACCACCCCCTCCCCCCATATAAAAAATTCACCAGATTTCGAGAGGCAACTGCCGATTTTGGATATAAGAACTGCAAGTCGTTGATTTTGCTAGAGTTTTCTGATGCGCTTACAAACTGCTGACATATTCCATTTAACACAATGTCCATTATGTTAAGTAGAAATCACAAAAGGTATTACAAACATTCGCAAACTGTGACGGGAAATGAAACCAGCATGGGCAAATGTGGATAACTCCGATCTAAATCTGTGGATAACCTGTGGATAACTTTTAACTCGGTGAATTTTCTGGCGGCAAACGTGCGGAGTGAAAGAGTCGGATGGTGCATTATCAGGATACATTGTCATCGCAATGGGGTTTGGATGACATTTGCAAATATTTAAAAAGCCTAGACACAAACCCAATGCTCAAATGCCTATAGAAAGCCTTTAAACAGGGCTAGAACAGGTTTTAAAGCCTACTCCTTATCTAGCCCTAAGAAATCATCTAAATCGTCCTGAGGTCTGTATCCTGCTTGCCATAATGTTGCAAAGGATTCAATGACAACTTTGAACCCTAACGATATGTCTCCATTGCCAGCACAAGCTAGGATTGTCCTTTCAGACTCACCAAGCTGACGCTGGAAATACTTGACATTCAAACTGGATGGTCTGCCTTTGCCCATCACTTCTTATGCGGTAGGTGGAACATCTTTGGTGGTTCAGCACCGCCATATACAGGCTCTAGGTCATCTTCCATGTCATCAAAGCCTGACCCTTTGCCAAAGTTCTCATTAGCCTTGAACCTTGTCACCTTAGCGGTTGGCTCAAACGCTTTGATAGCCATGATTTGCTGAACCATCGGATCTGCCATGATTACCTCGAACTCTTCCAGTGTCCAGATTGTCCCTAAATCTTTGCGATGCCGTTGAAGTTCCAAACTATCGTTGATTGTGGACACCACTGCAACGACATGACCATCTTTGGTTTTCCACTCAATGCATCTTGTCTTTGGGGTTGGGTTGACTTCATTATCCTCAGCCCACTTCTCCAAAGCGTCATAACCTTTTGCCATGCCACTGGCTGCTTTGCGTAACCTTTCAATATCCCCAAACTCTAGACTGTCCCAAACTCTACCCATCTGACCCCAAAACTTCACCCTAAAGTCAATGTCAACTAAAGTAATCAACCTATCAATTCCCCATTTTTGATGATGTTGCTCTTTCCTAACCTCCAATTCCATCAATACCGCATTCGATTCAATCTCCCAAACTGTTGACTGACGTTTCGGTACTTGAACATCTGGAACTTCTTTCCTTGATCTTGAACGAGTCATTTTCAATTTCCTTTAAAAAAAGACAAAGAGACAAAGCGGGGTGAGACAAACCTCAGGTACATAGACCTGAGGTGGTTTGTCCCACTTTCACCTGTGGGACATTTGTCTCGTTTGTCCCACTTTGTCTCGTTTGTCACTGGATATTTATACAGCACCATAATTCTCCAAACCTGTCTTCAACCAGACAAAATTGTCCCCAATCACAATCTTATTTACGCTAACAAGTCTCTCCCTTGCCCTCATCCATGCTTTACGAAAGGCTGCCTTATCCTCCTCAGTACACCCTTTCATAGACCAGAATTCATCCCTCCAATCATCCAAAGTCACGCCATACCGACTAATACCATCTACTTCACGATATGATGCTTTAGCCTTAATCACTTTCATCAAGGAATCCATCTCAATGCGCTGATTTCCACCGCTACCTTGGTTGTTTTTGCTGCCTTTTGAGATGCTACTGGCTATGTCTTGGTTCTGCCTGATGGCTAAACTGGTCAAGGTTTCAAAACCCAAGTCCGACATTCCAATCTCCACACTGACGATCTCAATGCCAATCTGGATGCTGTCTGCACCATCTTTCTGCTTGCTAACTGTGAGGATTGCATTACCAATCACGCTTGTATCTGATGAGTTGATGACTGAATCCTGTCGTTGTATCTCAAGTTCAGTGTCCACTGCACCAAGTAGGGAGCTATGACCTCTGAGTCCTTTGGTAACGTCCTTACCACTGTGGTGAATCACCATCAAGGCACAGGCATAGATTTCCTGTAGTTTCCCTGCTTGGGTGATGAATGCACCCATATCTTCTGAGCTGTTCTCGTTAAAGCCGCCGCCAGACATCCTCATCAAGGTGTCAAGGATGATGATTTCTAAGGGTTCATCAATCTCAGCAATCAAGGCATTGATAGCGTTAACCAGTTCGGCAAAGTCTTCAGGGCTTGATCTCAGGTTAAGTTGCGCCCTGATGATGTACAGATTTGCACCATCTGGACTCTTGTTCTGTAGTTTGCAAGCCTTTACCCTTGCGCCCATGCCGCCGTGACCCTCACCACAGATATATAGAACTGCGCCTTTCTTGGGTATCCTGTAACCCATCCAATCCCTACCAGTTGCAATTGCTTCAGCCAAATCAAGCGAGATGAATGACTTGTAACTTGCTGGAGGTGCATACAAAGCTACAAAGGCTTTCTTAGGGATGATTGAATCTATCAGCCATTCAACTGGTTCATCCTTGATTGAGTCCCATGATTCAACAAGTAATCTAGGTTTTGTGGGTGCTGATGGGTTATCTTGCGTTGCCTCAGGTACATAAAGCATTAGCCTTTGAGGTGTCCAAACGTCTTCTGGTGACGTTACAACTGGACAGGCTTTCGCTATTTGCGCCAGCAAGGTGCGAGTCCCGTCATATCTATTCACCCATTCGTAAGCGTCCTCTTTGGGGTTGGATAGGTTCAAATCCAATACCCTGATGCTCTTGGTTGTCCCAATCAGGGACTCAACAATCTTGTGGGCATAGTTCCAACCCGCTGTATCGTTATCTGGCACTACAACGACATTTGCATTAGCAAAATACTGGTTAAGGTCAGGATTCCAACCTCCTGCGCCAGCATGGGATGTTGTGGCTACTACGCCCAAGCTGCACAAGGCATCTGCCGCCTTTTCACCCTCGCAGATGTATATAACTCTACCATCTGCCACTGCCTGTCGCAGTTCGGGCAACCTGTAGGGGACGATTCTGCAATCTCCCAACTTTCCGACTCTGCTGCCATCAGGCATAACTCTCAAGGTTTTGTAGGTCTTTCCTTTGGCATCATAGGTCTTGTATCTTTGCTTGAGGAATAGGCTGATGCCATCCTCATCTGTATATACCCATTCATGCTCTAGGGTTGGTTGTGCAATCATAGGGATTGGCTTGATGCTGGCTAAGTATTCTGGTCTGTCTGGTAGTGCTGGTAAGAGTCCCATATCCTTGATGGTACTGAACACTGAATGCTGATCGCACCCACCATGACATTTAAATAGGTAGTTGCCATCATCTGATTCTGTAATTGACAGGGATGGGTGCTTATCTCCATTGCCTTGACCATGCTGAGGAACTGGACAACTTGCTAGGTAACCATTGCCTACTTTCTTTGCGTTACCCAATATGGACGCTATTTGTTGTGCTGACATTTAGTTATCTTTATTCAAGAGACAAAAAAACCAGAGTCTCCCCCGAAAACTCTGGTGCGGGTTGATTCAGTGTTTAGCTGAACATCTCATCATCATCCATTACTGGTGATGGTTTGCTGGGTGCTGGTTTGGCGGCTGGTGCTGGTACTTGAGTTCTAGGCACTTGAACATATTCAGGTTCTACACCATCTTGCAATGCCGCTGGTCTGGCTACCCAACTCACCACCTCAAAGAGTGGCACTCTGGTAGTTCCCTTACCAACCTTTTCGGGGCGTGAACCCTTGTACTCGACCACTGGCAACTTGCCAACATTAGAGGATGCCTGTGCTTGCACTTGCTTCCACAGGGCTTCCAAGCCCATGTTTGCACCTGCACCATTAGCACTAAACTCTGCTACTCCCATAGTCTTATTGTAGAAAGTTGCCTTAAAGCCACGCTTATGCTCCGCACTTGGTTGTGTACCTTTCTGACCAAGATTGCCATCAGGTAAGAATTCAAAGATGCCAGTTGCTATGAGCATCCAACCTGTTTCCAAGTTTTCATGGTCAAAGACCGATTTCTCAAAGGTGAACTCACCATCTTGGTTAGACCATGTGTTAGCCTGAGGAGAAAAGCGGATGTAGTTGCCGTTACCGCCAGAGTTTGAAAGATTTAAATTCATGATGTTTCCTGTTTAAAGTTAAAAAATGTGACAAATGTCACTGTGGGGGATTGGGATTATTGACGTAAACCTTTATCTCTGGCAAGCGTCAATCCTGAAGATATGCGGGAAGTTAACGCTTCAAGATTAGGTTTAAGGTCTTTCGTTAGCAGTTTCTCTGCCGCTGCTGGCGTGATGACTTCCTGCTTTACGATCTGTTCTATCTTGAGTCCCATGCCAAGAAGTGCAGGGACAACTTGATCCTCTGATGTCCAAGACCTCAAGGCACGTTTAGGTGCAAGCTGCCAACCTTGAATAACAGCACCTGATTCCATGCGTTTCAGGGCATGATCTCTCACTGCCTTGATGTAGTCCTCAACCATGTCAAACTTCATCAGCAAGACGCTGATCTGTTCCTCTGTGAGCACTTCTACAGGAGGTGCAGCTACCACTGTCTCAACAATGTTTGCTTGTGCAGGGCAAATTGTTTTAGCCGCACAGTATTGGCAAGCAGAGTCCGAGGGTACAGGAGGAAACAAAGGATTCAGAACATTCTCAATGGCTGGTTGCAGAATGTAATGCTCCCAATCCACCAAGTCCTGAGTTGTCATTATGTGCTTGCGTACCTCACCATGATGGGGTTGGATGATCCAGAGTTCTACAGTGTCAATGTCTTGATATAGATTCTTACTCTCTAAAGCCGCCAATGCATACAGTTTAAGTTGATCTGATTCAGCATCGACATAGCCTCTACCAGTTTTCAAGTCAGCAATGATGAGCTTGCGTTTTTTATGGCTAACAGCGTAAACATCAGCAGTACCACCGCATTTGTAGGCTTGGGTTTCTTGGTAAGGTAAGAACTGCTCAACAGTAATCAGTCCCTCTTCTATTTCATCTCCAATATCCAATATAGCGTTAAGGTGTTGCTGTGCAAAGTCGCAATTCTCCTCTGTCAAAACAATCTCTTCAAAGACTTTCCCTACAAATGTCATCGGGTCTGCATCAGTCTTAAAGCAATGCTCTGCCAATGCGTGAATTGCAGTTCCAATCTTTGCCGCCTCACCACTCTCCTGATATGGGACTTGTGCTGATAACCTGACTGATGCAGGGCAAGCAATTGTTCTGGATATTCCTGATGGTCTGATGTTTAATTGTTTTGTTGCCATGATGCTCTTTCAATGTGGTGATTTTCAATGAGTAATTGGTAGGCTAATTTTCTGACCTCATGAGATGCCGCATGACCCAAGTCCTCAGGGTCAAGGATTCTTTTGAGGAATGTCACAGTTGCAAGGTTCTGCTTTCTCTCTTGCTCAAGCTGAGAACCCAACCAGACAATGTGATCTCTAAGTGTTTGACGTTCTTTATCATCCATGATGAAACCCATAACAAGCAATTAATGCGGCATCTGATCTGCCATCGTCTTTGACTCTTTTGAAGTAGTGCATATCCTTGGGGAAGATTTCCATAGCCCTCTTGCGAGAACCATCCTTACCACCTGTGACTTTCATAGCCTTTTGCCATTCCTGTGGGGTAACAAGAGTGGATTTAATGCATCTGGCGGCAATAGCACCCTCAAGAACTCCAAGACTACGCCCAAAGCTAAAGACTGAGGTTACGCCTTGCCCTGTACGAGCAAATACGTTCTCTATGTAAGCCTCTGTAGGCTCATATTGGTTGAGGATTTCAACGAGTTGAGCCACAGATACCTGACGTTTGTTCTTGCCGTTCCTGAGAACTGTAAGGGTTGGCATATCCACAACCTCAACCAGAGTACCACCCACCATTAGGGCTATAGCACCATCCAAACCAACGTCAATGCCAAGTATGCGTCTAGTCATTTAAAAGCCCTCTAATAGCCTTAAAACGTGCCTGAATTAGGGAATCTACCGACTCATCTAGCCGCCTGACAGTAGTTACCAGTGGTATCGTTCTACCAGTGGCATATCTGGAGACTTGAGCAGGGTGAAAGCCAGCATGACGAGCAACATCGGTGATGGTGTAGCCAGCCACTTCAGCCTTTTCCTTAATGTTTTCAATGGTTTGCATGGTTTGTGTGTTCATAGTGTGGGCGAGTCTATAGACTTTTAATCCATTGGTCAAGCCCTTCGTGATTTAATAGTTGAGTTAATTGTGGGGGATTAGTTACAGGGGGATTGACTGCCTAATTAACTTCTATATGATTGGCAACATCAACAACGCAACAGGAGATTCAAAATGAGAGTGACACACCTTAATAAATCAGGCACTGGATGGGCATCAAAAACAGCTTGTGGACGCAATTTGTTGCGTACCCCAATCTCAACTAACTGGTCTGATTTCAAACAAGAACCTGTCCAGTTTCGTTGCATCAAATGCGTTACTAGCAAACAGTTTGAATTCAACACAAAGATGGATACAAAGAAAGCAATTTCTTTCAACCACAATGCACCCTACAACGCTGAGTTCTTAGGCGCACAACCCGCCCGTGCTGGTCAAGACTATTAACCCAACGGGGCGCAAGCCCCATCTTTCAACCCTAAAGGATAATTGAAATGACACTTAAACAAACCCTACAAGCCACAGTAATCGGATTGATTCTTTCTGTGCCTTTCCTAATTGAGATTGCAAAGGAGTTAGTGAAATGAGCATCGAAAAAGACTTAGAGCAATTGATTGCCAAGATTGCACCTAGCAAGGACATTGCTGGCGGTTTTATGAGTCGCAACGACATCATCCAACTCATCCGCAAGGTTGCAACAGATGCATCTCTGATTGGGTACTGTCACGCTGAGAAGTTGACAAGAGAACGCATGGAGAAGAAGTTAACCATGCTAGAGCAAGAGTTGACCATTATAAAAGACCAACTCAAGGACGCTGAATTTGATCTGATTGCTGCCAACAAATGAATCACTGGCACAAAGTCATCTTATTGATATTTTGTGTTAGCGCACTCTTTTACTTTGACTCAAAGGAGAAACCAAATGTTAGAAACAATAATAAATTTCATGTTGATAGTGATATTAGGGTTCGCTTTGGGCATATCAGTGTGCGTAGCGTTTGTTCTGTGGCTGTTAAAAGAGGTAGAAGACAAGTGAAATGTCCAGTTTGCGATAAATGGGTAAAGACTTTGGAGACTAGAGAAAGACAAGACAAGTCAACCTACAGACGTTATGAATGTGCTAATGAGCATAGGTTTGTCACCAAAGAAAAGGTAGAAAGAATTCTGGTTGTTAGCCATGATAAAAGGAAAAAGGTATGAGTGAGTCATTTAACCGCAAGAGACAAATTGAGGAACTAAAGAAAGTTGATCCTGAACTGAACCCGTATCGCAATATTGTGATTGAGGAAGTGGCAACAGAGATTCAGAATAGATTCAGAGCATCCTTTCCCCTAGATACCATAGATAGCTTTGCTTTGTTTGTTAGGAACATGAAGAAATGAAACCTTTGTTGACCAGAGAATCCATTGATTCCTACCGACCAGATGATGAACTGGTGATTCTTGCTAGAGATGCAGGATTCGTTATGCCTGATTTTGCTGTTGAGTATGGCAATGATTGGAGTGGACGCAAGGCAACACTAATGTGGGTTGCCCTTGCCAAGTTTCGCCATCTTGTTCAACAAGAGGAAAAGGTTAAATTTGCTGATGCCTATGTTGAGTTTAAAAAGGAGAAGAACATTAAATTTGTAAACCATTCAGATACTTAAATATATAAAATATACTTATATATTGCTAGTTATAAATTCCTTGCAAGTGTCATATTCATGCTTTAAAGTTTGTTTGCGGGATCTTCCGCATCCATTTTTCAGGAGAATATTATGTACAAGGTTGTGATCGACATTGGCGACTTGTCATGGGACGAAGAGCAAAAATTGACTATTGAAACAAGTGATTTCGACAAAGCACTTATCATTCAAGAATTCATCGAGTTCCAAAAAGACCACGGTTGGGCTGCCGACTATGACTTAGTTGAAGACTACGAAGTCGAAGAAGAAGAAGAAAACGAAATTGCTGAGTACGCAGTCGGCGACATCGTTGAAGATGACGATGGACTTGTATGGGAACTGGTGGGCTGATATACTACCCATGCAGTTGCTAATTGTAGGGGGCTTAATTGCCCCCTTTTTTTATACATTATGTATCTTGCCTCTAAACTCAACTTGACCATCTGCCCAAGTATGGACAAGTTCAGGCCACAACAAACGTCCATCATGGAACGTCAGAATAGCAAATCCAGACCGCCAGTTAGTAGGTGATAGCTCAAGGTAGTTCTCAAATTGTGCGCCTGTAGGTTCTGCCAAAGTGCCTGTATCTACACCAAACCTTGTGCCGTTATAATCATCAAAGGGGGTTACCTTGAGACTGTGTAGGTGTCCTGTAACCATTGATACGCCAGAGTTGACTGTATTGTTGTGTGTAGCGTGTACGCCGCCTTTCCAGCGGTGTTTGACAATGGTATTGTCAGTAGGCCAACACGCCCAACATGGATGCCATGCAGGAAAGTGATCCTTGAGACTAAATCCTTTGACAAACTCATATTGTGGGGCGTTAGCAGCTAATCTATTCTCAAACCTTGCATCATGGTTTCCAAGTGTCCAGATTAACTGCATATTGTGTCGTGTCTTCTTGGCTACATCCTCAATCTCACCCATTGCTATTTCACAGGCTTTGAGTTCTTGGATTACAGATGGTACAGAACTGAACCCATGTCTGTCATAACGAGAAATACTAGCCCCATCAAAAATGTCGCCGTTAGCAATAACTGCCACAGGTTTAAACTCTTTAATAGCCCACAAAAGACCTTTAAATGCTGTTGTATGAATACTAGGCCAAAAATGAGCATCACTAAAAACAATGACAGTGCCATTTAATATCCCCAAGTCCTTACGAGCAGCACTAGGTTTAGTTGAAGCAGTTAATAAAGGCTTTTTGACTATTAGAGATTCACCATATTTGATCTCCATGTGCCTTCTTCTACGCTGAATATTTCTCATGGTCATCCCAAGAGCTTCTGCCATTGCAGTCGGAGATTCATATTTTTTCCATAGTTCAATAAACTCTTGGTCAGTGAATCTCATATATGCGCCTTGTAAAAAACGTAATGTTGACGCATATTTGTGACAGTTTGCTTAACTAAGCCTGTAAACCATTTAGATAAGTAGTCTTGCCAGCAACTTTGACAGCAGTCAATTCTTGTTTCTTCAGGTTGTTAAGGTCATAACTTACATGAACCCAACCTGAGTTTGGTTGACCTTGGGTGTAAAACTCTAAGATCAATTGTGTGTAGTCAAGATTGTCCATGATCCACTGTGCTAGTTCAGGATTGGGCAAACCATCAATCTCAATGTCAGCAGCTTGACCTTTGCAGTGATCTGAGGTCTTCGATCCACCCACTGCCGCATTACTCTCAGGGCTACGATAGCCAGAATTCACAGTCACCGACTTGCCAAAATGCTCACGCACAGGTTGCAGAACCATCTCGCACAATAACTTGAGATTATCAATCGTTGCGTCATCAGGCGTATTGTCGATACCCAAACGAGTAGCAGTATCAGACTTAGTGAGTTCTTTGAGGGTGAAGTTGGCTGATAAGTTCATGGTTTTACTTTCAAGGTTTGGTAGACTGAGTTGTAGGCATCGATACAGGCATTGAGTTGTCTGGTGTTTGCGTCCCCTTGGTCTGTGATGGCGACAAGAGATTTAGCAATCGTTCCGTCAAGTTCGGCTGTTGCTTGAACGCTATCTCCGCTGGTAGTGGCGGTATCTGTGGCGGTTGGTACGGGGCAGTTGGCTGCTTTGACAGGAATCCGCAACTTGAAAGTCCCAGAGTCAATAGCAGAATGCAACTTTTGAGTTTGAAGTTTGGCTTCATAGTTTGCCTTTGCAAGTTTATTTGAAGTGTTGTTTACAGCAGACACTAATGCCTGTTCTTTTTGTCTAGCCTCTGCATTAAGTCGGGCAAT